TGGGGGCCGATGGGCGGGAGGATCTCTCGGCCTACGAGAAGGCCACCACTCTTCCGGCCCATCTTTCCTCTGTGCCCCATGGCTGAAAAATCGCCAATGCTAACCGCCCTCGAGGCTGCCCAGGCTGAGAAGCTCGGAGAACTGCCCCCGGACCGCGCCCGTTCCAGCCTGATCGTGGGATCCTTCGCCGACTACTTCGCAGCGGCTTGGTTGAAAATCGGCCTCAAGGAGGCCGGGGGTGGGCTGGCCCCCTTCGTCTACAACCCGATCCAGATGGACCACCTCGCCGGAATCCGCCGCCTTTATCGTCGCCGAAAGGACATTGACCTGTTCCGCGGCATGCGGGACCTGATCCTGAAGCCCAGGCGGCTCGGGTTCAGCACCTACATCGCCAGCCTCTACTTCCTGGACGGGCTCCTGAACCCCGGGACCGCCACCCTGGTCATGGCCCATGTGGACTCGGTCGTGGCGGAACTGTTCGATATCTACCGGATTTTCTACGAGACGCTGCCCAAGGACGTCAAGGAGCGGATTCCCACCCGGCGCATGTCCGGATCGGAAATGGAACTGAACTTCTACGATGAGAACGGGTCCCTGGATCTGGTGGCCCGGCCCGCCTCCAGCTTCACCGTGGCGACCGCGGGCGGGAAGGACAAACGTGGGCCCACCTTGCACAACCTGCACTGTTCCGAGGCCGCATTCTATGACCGCTGGGCCGAGGTGAACCGTTCGGTAGTCCAGACCGTGGACGTCGGCGGAAACGTGGTGCTGGAGTCAACCGCCCATGGTTTCAATCATTACAAGGATCTGGTGGACGCCTCCCTCATGGGGCAATCGCTCTACCGGCTGATCTTCTACCCTTGGTTCGCCTTCCCGGAGTATCGGCGCGCCATCGATCTGGGGGACGCCGAGGTCCTGAAGCGCACCCTGGACAAGGAGGAGCGGGTCCTGCACGTCGAGCGGGGCGTCAGCCTGGAGCAGTTGGCTTGGCGTCGGTGGAAGCTGACCGGCATGGACCTGACCGACTTCCACCAGGAATTCCCTTCCTCCATCCTCGAAGCCTTCGTTTCGACCGGCCGCCCCGCCTTCAACATGGAGATCGTCATCTCGAACTGGGAGAAGGCCCGGAAGGCCGCGGGCGAGGGGCGCTGGTTCAAGCGGGACGAATTCACCACCATCTACTTCAAGCCTGAACCCGGCCACTACTACGTGCTGTCCGCCGATCCGGCCGAGGGAATCGACCGGGGAGAGGGGGACTCCCGGAACGAGGTAGGGGGGCTGGACTATTCCTCCGCCTCCGTCCGGGACGCCGCCACCCTTCGGGTCATGGCCACCATCCACGGCCGAATGGTCGAGGCCGAATTCGCCGGGCGGATCGGGAACCTGGGGCTGGAATACAACGAGGCCCTGATCGTGGTGGAGCGCAACAACCACGGCGGGACCGTCCTTTTCGTCCTGGAGCAGGCCCAGTATCCGAACCTCTACCGGCACCAGGAGTACGACGCCGCCGGGCAGATCTTCTTGAAGCTGGGATTCCCGATGAACGTCCAGACCCGGCCCCTGGTGGTCGACTGTGTCCGGGAGGTGGTCAAGCGGGAGGCCCATCCCGACCCGGACCCCGACTTCTGGAAGGAGGCCAGCTTCTTCGTCTCGAACCCCCTGGGGAAGTTCGAGGCCCAGGCGGGCCGCCACGACGACCGGGTGATGGACCGGGCGATCGGGACCTACGTCTGCACCCTGGGGGCGAAAGCCTGGGGCGGGGACGGCATGCTGGGGAACACCGACGCCTCCGGCCTGCCCCTGCCCACTGGCACCGTAGGATCGCCCCAGCCGCGTCAGATCGTCCCGCCGCCCCTCACGCCTGTCCAGCGGTCTTCGACGCCCCTGGACCTTGCTCCCGGCTTCGCGCACCCCATTTTCCAGAACATGGCAGCCATGCGGGACGAGACCCGGCTGCCCGAGACTCCTCATTGCTCGAATTGTGTGCATTGCCCCGCGGTCATCCCCGGCTCGGCCCTGTTCTGTGGGATGCATGGGTTCAGGATTGACGCCTCAATGCCCGGCTGTGAAACCTGGGAACCGAAAGCCGATACAATGGAGGAGCGCCCGACTCGGGTGGATATCTGGGGGAGCGGGTCATGAACGACACGGCGAATGGCGGCGGGGCGGTGTTCCATCCAATCTTCGCCCCCGGAATGCATGGCGGCCGGGAGGCCGAGGTGGCCTACAACCCGAACGCCCCCGAGCATGAGGTGGTGGACGCGAATGCCAAGCTGGCCCAGATGTATCAGCCCGCCATGGGGGCGGTGGACCCCGGCCTCTACAACATGCTCGGGCAGTATGCCGAATTCCAAAGGATCGAGCGGCGGGCCGAGGATGTGGTTGCCAAGGCCCTGAGCTACCGGGACCACCCGGACGCATGGAAGAAGGACGAGGACCCGGAACTGGTGACCCCCGAAGGGAAGGCCCAGACCGCCTCCTGGGGTTCCGACTTCGGCCGCGGCTACTTCAAATGGCTACCAAAGAAGGGGGTTCAGCTTCCCATCCTGCGCGCCTTCGCCCGGCGGCTGGAGGTGGCCCAGGCGGTGATCCGCACCCGGCTCCGGCAGGCGGACCGGTTCTCCCGGCAGGTCGTGACCTCAGACGACCTGGGCTGGCGGCTGGTCATGAACGACACCAACGCCCAAGGGGGCGAGGAGGTCGAACGGGAGATCAGGTGGATCTCCAAGATGCTCGAATGCGGCGGCCGGGAATTCAACGCCGTGAAGCGCCGGGAACTCTGCCGCCAGTCCATGACCCAGTTCATGCGCCACATGATCTCGGACGGTCTTGTTCTCGATCAGGCGGCGGTGGAACTGATCGGGCTCCAGGGATCCGAGGGGCTCGACTCCTGGTTCGTCCGGCCAAGCGACACCTTTGCCCTGGCCTCGCCCTACTACAAAGAAAAGCTGGCCGACGGGAAGCCGATCTACGCCTACCAGATCCTGAATGGGAAGGCCGAGATCGCCTTCGGTTTCGACGAGTTGGCCCTCTGGATCCGCAATTCCTCCACCTGGGCTGAGGAGAACGGCTACGGCTATTCCGAGTTCGAGCAGTCGCTGGAAACCCTGAACTCGCTGCTCCAGGCCATGACCTACACGAAGCAGGGCCTGTCCGAGAACGCCACGCCCCGCGGCATCCTCCTGGCCTATGGGAACTTCGACGTGAAGACCCAGACGGCCTTCCAGCAGGCTTGGCAGGCCAAGGTTCGTGGCATCCAGAATCAGTTCGGGGTGCCGGTGCTGTTCTCGCGCGGCCAGCAGGGGGCGGTCCAATACCTCCAGACCGGCCAGCCGTTCGACGAAATGGCCTTCAGCAAGTGGATCAGCCTGCAAATGGTGATCATGGGGGCGATCTTCGGCGTCTCTCCGGAGGAGGTCGGCTTCGAGTCGTTCTCCGCCTCCGGCAAGACCAGCCTATCCGGGGACGACACCGGGGAGAAACTGGCCGCGGCCAAGGACAAGGGGCTGAACCCTCTACTCAAGGACGTTGCCACCTTCTTCAACGACGAGATCATCAGCCGCTGCTCGAACCGCCTCCATCTCGAATTCTGCGGGCTGGATGTCGAACAGACCAAGGAGCGGTGGGCCGAGAAAATGAAGCACATGACCATCAACGAGGTGCGCGCGGTGTTCGACCAGGGCCCGCACCCACTCGGCTGGTTCGGCGACATGCCAGCGGACCCAGGCGAGTTGACCGCCTACTGGACCCAGGCCCAGGCCGGGAAGACCCTTGGGGAACATCGGGTAGCCATGGACATGCCCGACTATCCGAGCCCGATGGTCAACGCCAGCCCGCTCAACCCGTCCCTGGGGGCGATCTACCAGCAGGCCCTCATGGTGCCGCCCGAAGGGGCGGAGGGGGGCGAAAGCGACGAGGATGGAGAAGGCGAAGGAGAGGAGGACGAAGGTCAGCCGTCCGGCCAGCCCTCCGCCCTTGCCCAGAAGCTCCAGCAGCTTGGGGAAGGCCGAACGCCCTACCAGCCGGTGGCTCCCGAAGGCGCGCCCGCCCAGGCCGAGGAATAGACCATGCAGGCGACCGCGCGCCGGGTGGTGTCGAGCCACGCCGCCCATGAGGTCGAGCGTCCCATGTGGGGGCCGAACCCGGAACCCCTGCGCGCCTTCGTGGAGGATCACTTCTGGTTCCTGGGGAACCGATTCCTGACCGCCTTCGGCTCCCTGGTGATGGGGAAGCAGGTCACCATCGCCAAGGCCGAGGGGGCACCGAAGCCTCCCGGCTGGGGCGAGGTGATGAAGCTGTTCCAGGCCGGGGGCGATCCCCAAGTCCAGATGCAGGGCTGGACCTCCCTGATCGATTCCTTCGCCCAGGCACTGCTCCCGGTCCACTCGATCCAGGACGCCTCCCAGGTCTGGGCCCTCCGTTCCGCCCTGCTGACCCAGATCCAGGAGCGGGTGAAGGCCATCACCACCCCGGGAGCCTGGGACAAATATTTCCATGTCATGCCCGAATCCCAGAAATACATAGCCGAGTGGACGGCCCTGCGCGGGGCCGCCTTCGTGACGAAGATGTCGAAGAACGCCCGGCAGGCCGTCCTGGACTGTCTGATTGACGCCAAGCTGGGGAAGGAAGGCCGCGGGAACCTGGAGGTCAAGCTCCGGGAAAAGCTCGGGGTGCTGAACCGCGACTGGCGGAGGATCGCCATCACCGAGACCGCCATGGCCATCTCGAATGGCCAGCTTGCCTCGGTGGCCGACTCCGGGGAATGGGAGGCCGTCTGGGTGGCCGGGCCCAATGCCTGCCCCTTCTGCCGGAAGATGTTCGGCCGGGTGTTCTGGGTGGTTCCGAGGTTCAAGGTGGGGATGAACCCGCAGGACGTCATCTGGCCCGGCAAGCACAACGTCGGCCGGTCCCCCAGCCTCTACCGGAAGGATGGGACCATGCGGACGCCCGCGGAACTCTGGTGGCCCTGCATCCCCGCCCATCCGAATTGCATGTGTCTGTGGTCCCTCCGCCGCCGACTGAAGACCTCCGCCGCCAAGCAGGCCGAGGGGATTCTGTCCGGGCTTCGGAAGGCCCGCTTCGATCGCTACTCGAAGGTTTGACTTGTTCCCAAAAGGGACGAAAATGGGTGTATGGACCCTGAACCCATCATCCTCTCCCGGTGGTCCGGCATCGGAGATGTCTGCATGGCCCTCGCCGCGGCCCACGCCTACCACGCCACCACCGGAGGCCCGGTCTACTTCCGGACCTCCCCGGAACTCCGCCCGCTGGCCCGGTCCTGCCCGCACCTCGCCGGGGTCATCGAGGACGGCCAACCCTTCCCCCATCTCGTCCGGGAGGTTCCGCTCCACGACGCCCGGCACGGGCTCGGGGCACTCCATGAAGTGGACAGTTTTTGTCGTGAGCTTCGACTGGTGGGGGTGGATCCCCGCGACAAGACCCTGGACCTGGACCCCGGCGTGGCCGCCAAGCGCCGGGCCCTGGACCTGATCCCCAAGAGCGACCACCACCGCTGGGTGGTCCTGCATCCCGGATCTCGGGACCCGAATCGGACTTGGCCGCGGGCACACTGGCTGGCCCTGATCCGGGACCTGTTCCTGTTCGGCCTCTCAGTCATCATGATCGGCGGGGCCGATGCCGCCTTCCAGTTCACCAGGGAGGAGGTGGGGCTCGTCCCCCACGGCTGCGCCTATATGGACCTCATCGGCCGCCTTTCCATCCTGGAGACCGTGGCCCTGTTCCGCCGGGTGCAGGCCCTGGTGTCCACCGACGGCGGGCCGATCCAGCTTGCCGGGGCTTCGGACGTCGCCATCGTCGGGATCTACACCGTGGTGTCAGGCTCCAACCGGCTCCCTTACCGGGACGGGATCCTGGGGTATAAGGGGCGGGCGGTCCTGCCGTTCTGCTCCCATTTCCCCTGCTACCAGGAAACAATGGACCCGGCCGTCTGGGCGGGTGAGGTGGTCCTGATGGACGCAGCCGGGATCTCCGGGCTGAACGGAATCCTGATGAACTGGTGCCCGGCCCATCCCCCCCTGGATTCTCCCGATCGTTTCCGCTGCCTGAAGCAAGAAATCTCCCCGGTCCGGGTGCTTCAGGCTATCCTGTCAGTAATCTGACCGGGTGCCCTTACCCATCCTGGAGGTCCCATGAACCAGATTCTCATCATCGTCATCGCCCTGCTGGTGGGGGTGTTTATCGGGGCGTCGTCCCACTGGGCGATCACCCTGGCCGCCAAGGTGAAAGCCTGGGAACAGTCCGAGGCCAAGAAAGGCGAGGCCGAGGCCGCCAAGATCAAGGCCGCCCTGGAGCATGATGCCGCCCTGGTCGAAGCCACCGCCAAGGGCATCGGTTCCCTCTGGGACAAACTGAAGGCTGACGCCGCCGCGATTCAAGCCGCCAAGGCCGCGGAGCAGCCTCCTGCGGCTGTCCCCCCTGTCGCCTGGACGCCGGGGCCCGCCGCCGCGCCTCCCGCCCCGCTGCCGGATCCCCAGGCCGTTCCGCCCACTACTTAGCCATCACCCGCTTCTGGATCGAGGGACCACGCCGCTTGCCGGTGCCCCGATCTGGTTCAGATGAAGGGGGGTAGGCCAGCCCGGATCCGGATCCAGGAATGCCGAGGCAGCCGACAAGTCGCCCAGATGGATCGTGATAGGTGACTCCCCCCGCCCCTTGAAACCCCCAAGCCACCACGGTTTCAACGCTCACGCGGATGCCTCCCGGCATCGGATTCCGGGACAGCCACCATCGGTGGTCAGGGCCCCAAGCGGGGCCCTTCTCATGCCATCTGGACGTCCCCGTTGGTCACGAAGAAGTGCGCGTGGCATGGGGCCGTCTGGAGCAGGATCGACCGGCTCTTGCCGGGTTCGCAGCCCAGGGTGAGGTCGTCCAGCCCGGTCCCCTCCAGCGTCCACCGGCCCGGCCCAGGCAATGCGTCGTCCGGCACCCCTCGGCTGCTGGACCAGCATTTGATGCTGTGGACGCCGTGGTTGACCATGATCGCCAGCTTCTGCTGGACCGGATCCTTCCGGCTCTCCAGCCAGCAGGCGGGGCACAGGAAGATGACGCCCTGGGCCTCCTGGATCGTGTCCACTTCCTGCGACCAGCCGGGATCTGTAATGCGAATGAATCGGGGTTCAAGGTCGGCCAGCTTCATTTCTCAGCCCTCACGGTGGCCCGGTTGATGGCCCCCCATCTGCCGACGCACTCGGTGTGCCTGAATCCCACATGGTGCAGGGCTTCCTCCAGGCCGGTGATGCTCGGATACCACTGGTTGGTCGGGTCCCCGGCTTCGCCCGGCCGGAACTCCCAGACCGGGTCCTCGCCGCGGTTCTCGCAGTAGGCCGTCTCCACCAGGGCGATCTCACGGGTGGCGTCCGCCAGCCGTGCGAGCCCCTCGACCGGCCGGTCCAGGTGGTAGAGGACGCCGTAGAACAGGACGACGTCCCATTGCTCCCGGCCGTCCAGAGCGTAGAGGTCCTGCTCCCGGAACTCCACCCGCGATCCCAGGATCCGCTTGGCGAACTGGAAACCCCGTGGCCAGTCCGGGCTCTTGCCGATGCAGAGGTCCTGCACCCGGCTGGTGTCGATGGCCGTGACGATGCCCCCGCGGCGCTCCGCCTCGAAGCTGAACAGGCCATCCCCGCACCCGATATCCAGGACCGTCTTGCCGCTCAGGTCATCCGGCATCCCAAAGTAGGAGGAGGCGTAGGCCGCGGTGTGCTGGTAGTAGCCCGGGGTGACGACCCCGTCCCCCAAGTCGATCTTGTGGCCCCATTGGATGGATTCCATTGTGGACTTTTCTTCTGGCGTCAGCATGTTTAATCCTTGGTTATGCCGTGTTGGATGGCTTGGAGGACCATCTTATCCCACTGGTCGGACACCGGCTCCGGTCCCAGCCCCCGGGCGGTGGCCTGGGTCACCAGGAACTCCGCCAGCATGCGCCCGAACTGGATCCCGTCGCGCAGGACCTGCTCCCGGACCGGGCCATCCGGGTCGAAGATCACCGACTCGCCCAGGTGGGCCTCCAGGTTCTTCAGGAGGGTGCCCAGGCCGCGCATGCCCAGCGCGAGGTCCAGGGCGCAAAGCTCGGCCTCCGTGTGGGTTGTCAGGTGGGCGGCGGTGTCCATCCCCCCATTTTGACAGGCCGACGGAGGCCGGTGTACTGCTACTTGCTGCCGATCACCTTCCGCATCCAGGTGGCCGAGAGAGTGAACCCCATCTCGGCAAAGGTCGGATTCGGGGCCGCGGCCAAGGCAGTGATGATGCGCTCCTGTTCCTCCCGGATCATGGCGTCATCTTCTTCTGCCAGGACGTTCGCCCCTGCGTCCATGGCGGATTTGATCTTTTCCCTGGCTTCGTCCCGCTCGACCCGCATGGCCGCGGCGGCGTCCCATCCCAATCTTCCCCAGTCGGCCCTTGCGGATGCGATGGAAGGCCAGTCCCTGATCTCGGTCGAAGGCATGGGCGGTTCCCCACTCCTGGCGGCGTCGATGGCTTCAAGGCGGATGGACATTTTTCGGAATCGGTGGCCAAGATCGTCCGGTCCCTCCGCCGGGATTCCCTTGAAGGCGTCGAACCACTCCTGCTCATGCCTCCGCAGTCGGTCCCTTTCGGACACGGCCCCCGCCAGCCTCATCCCCAATGCGGATGCTTCCGCCTGGGTTACGGTCAGGTCGGTCTGGAGGGTTCCGGCCAGGGTCTGGAGCCTGGAGATTTCCTGGATGGCGTCGTCCAATAGCTTGTGCTTCGCCTCAAGCTGGGCCTCCAAGTTGCCAACCTCTTCCACGGCCGCCTGTCGCCCGCCCACGGTGATGGCCAGATCTGTCTTCAGCGCCTTGACGTTGGCCACCATCGCCAGGATGGCCCCGGCGATGCTGGCCATGGGACCGATCTTCAGGTGCTCCCGGAACTCCGCAAGCTGTTGCCGGTGGAAGTCCGCCTCGGGCACCAGGACCTTCAGGGAGGCTTCGGCGGCGTCCGCCCGGGCGTGGGCCATATCGAGGTCGGTCTTGGCGTTCCGCTCCAGCCGCTCGATGGCCAGCTTTGCCGTCTCGGCCCGGTCCTCCGCTTGCTGGAGAAGGAGGGGCCAGCATCCGGGCTGGTTCTCCGGCTTGGCCCTCCACTCAGCGATGGCCTGATCCTTGATGGCCTGGATAATCGCGGCTTCGTCCGCCCGGATCATGTCGCCCACCATCTCGTACATCCGGCGTGAACCTTCCGGGTCACCTGGGCGAGATTGGGTTTGGATCTGGAGCCCCTCGATCGGGTTGGGGACCATCTCCCGGGCTTTTGGCTCCTGGACAATGATGACCCCGCTCGGGACCCCTTCCATTGCCGATCGGATGGCCTCCCCGCGACTCAGGGGCCCACGCGATCCATCGGCCCAGAATCGATCGGTGGGCGGCATGGGTTCGGGGACGCGCGCGATGAGATCCGCGGTCCCCTTCCACTTGGCCAGAAATTCCTCCATCTCCTCGGGGGTGAACTGGCGGGTCTTGATCTCCTGGAGCGGGTGGAGGATCTCCTCGATGCGCCGGAGCCAGTCGTCGAAGCTGTTCTGGTTGAACTGGCGGACGGCTTCGGCGATGTTGTCGGCCGCCCGGGTCATCTCGTCAGCCGCATGCTGGATGTTGTGCCCTGCGCGCTCTACATTCTCAGCGCCGAGGAGGACGTGGGTTTCCATGGTTTGGATCCTTTCGCGCCACCTGGGCGCTCTGGTGGGCAGCACGGGCCTGTTTGGCGCGTTGCTCGATGTGATAGAGACACTGGCATGGGACCGTGGCGTCCAGGTCCGGCCGTGCCATGGGGTGGTCGGTGCTTGGGGGGTGGGGGCTGCTCATGGCTTCGGCTCCCCTTCCGGCAGGCAGGCTTCGTGCATCATCATGTTCCTCTCCCCGGCCTTGAAGCCGCCGATAAAGAATTCGTCGGTGATGGCCTTCCCGCACACGCAGCAGGTCGTCTTCATGCCGTGCTTGATCCGTCCGGCGGTGGGCAGGCGCAGGGTGGCGTCCATGGTCCCGATGTCCTTCATTCTGGTGGTGGGGACGCGGATCTTCATCGCGCCACCGGGCTGCGGTCGAAGGCATGGAAGACCAGCCCGAATTCCTCGGACTGGAGGGTGCTGATGTAGATGCCCGGGTCCGCCGGCAGAAGCTCCCCGGTCGCGTAGATGGCGATCTTCCGGAACTCGGTCAAGGTCTCCGGCAGGGATTCATCCACCAGAGCCCAGAGGCAGGCTTGGGCACCTTGCCGCTGGACGGTGAGGATCTTCGATCCCGGCGGCATCTTCACGATCTGGTCGTCCGCTACTTTGAGGGGGAATTTCCAGATTCTCATTGGTGGTAGCACTCCTCGGGGTACTGGCGCGGGTGGGCTTGCCAGAAGGCTTCCTTGGCCGCCTTGTAGTTCCAGAAGGGGCCGTAGCACCCGGAGATTCCGGTGACGCACTCCGGGTCGTCCGCCGAGATCCCGGTCTGACGAAGGATCGCCAGCATGCAGGCCGGGCAGCCGTGGGTGATTTCCTCCATGGTTTTCAGCCATTCCCGCCAGCGGATCTTCATCCCCTCCCAGGTGTCGCTATCGTCCATTCCCATGTGCTCCGGCCGGAGCAGCCGGGCCAAAGGAAGGACGATGTCCATCCTGGTCGGCTCGAACCCCGCGACCTTGCACATGCGGCAGGTCCGGTTCGGGTTGAGGGTGCAGCAGGCTTCGTGCTGGGCCATGGCCGCCCCGCCTCCGCCCGACTTGCCGCAGTGGTCACAGAAATATCTCCATCGCTTCTCTTTTCGCATGTTAGCTCCATCCGAGGTGGTGACGGGCCGTGCATCGGACGTCCATGTCCATGTCCGGCTGCTTGGTGATCCAGGTCAGGTAGCCGCGGTCAACGTGGAACCAGGGGGTTCCCTTCCACTTCCCGAACTGGATGTTTCCGCTCAGTACCATCGGCTTGTTGATGTCGGCGATCAATTCCTCGACAGTATGGTGGAGGTCGGCTCGGTTCTTCTCGACTTCCTGGAGGTAGATCCGGAGCAGGGCCGCCGTGACCCGGGCGTCATGCATCGCCCGGTGCGGGACCTCATCCCGGATCCCCTCGTAGGTGATCCCCTCCCGGTAGCGTAGGGCCTCGTTCGTGTGGACCTCCAGGGCCGGCCGGAGGCGCTTGGCCAGCCGCAGGGTGTCCAGCCAGGGGCCCTTCATCTGTGGGCCAAGGGGGACCAGGAAGGCGGAGTCGAAGGGCGCGTTGTGCGCCACCATCGCATCGAATGGGCCGCCCCCCAGGGTGTTCAGGGCCTCGGGGATGGCCCCCATCATCTCCTGCGCCCCCGCGACGTCCTCATCGATCAGGTGGTGGACCGCGCTGGCCTCCGGCGGGATGTCCCGCATCGGGTTGACCAGGACGCTCACCCGGGCGATCTCCGCCTGGGCCGTGGTGGCCACTGCGGCGAACTCGACAATCCGGTCCGTGGCCGGGTCCACCCCGGTTGTTTCGGTGTCCATGACGAGGTAGATGGCTTCCAGGATGTTCCTGCTCATGGTTCCCCTTTCAGGTGAGGCGGGGATCGCGCTTCCCCGGCATGTGGTAGACGATCTTCAGGGTGCGCTTCCCGTTGTCCAGGATGTCGGCCGGGAAGCACTCTCCCCCCTGGCCCCAGTGGGATTCCAGCCCCCGCTCGAAGTCGAAGGCTTCCAGCTTGGATTCGCCACGCTCCACCTCGTCGGCCAGCCTCCGAAGCAGCTTGACGAACCCTGCGATGGCTTCTTTCGGCATATCCATTGGCTCTC